ACTAAAGTATTATTTTTAAGACTAAAATACTCAGTTCTCTTCTTTTTAATATACTCAAGTATTGTATTACCGTCTTCTAAAAATTCTTGTAATTCTGTAGGATTAGAAAAATGATTTCCATTATTAGAAGTGAGCGCCTCTTTATAATTTTCTATCATTCTCTGTTTAAAAAAACCTAGTAAATCAATTTTATCTGCAGCAGTTCCAGATTCTGTATACATTATCTCTATATACTTTTGCAGAGCCTCATGTATAGAAGTTCCAAAAGTTAGATGAATACTTTGCTCAAATTTTTTATTCTTCTTTACATATTGCAAATACCAATTATGAGGACATGATTTATACATGCTATATTGCGAATATGATATAGCTTTTTGACCTAAATCATATCTAACTCCATAATTCTGATTAGGCATCTAGCTGAGTTTTTTGTAATTCTTTAGGCATGAAATCATCATTAGTATGTCCACACACTGCACAGCAAAATACTTGAATAGGCACAAGTGCATCTTGAGGAGTGCCAGTTAGAAATTTAGAAGCTTTACGGATTAAAAGCCCATCTCTAAATACATTTCCACCACATTTTTCACATACTACTGCTGTAGTCTTATCTAATGATATGTTTAATTTCTGATTGTTCATAATATAATATGATTATAAATGTTATTAAATTTAAATTTATCCTTTAAGTAGATTAATTAATTGAGGTTTAGACATTGCACCTACTGCCTTATTTACTGTTATGCCATTTTCCATTACTACAATTGTGGGTACTGATGTAACTGAATGTGCTTGGGCCATAGATGGATTTTGTTGTGCATCTATATAATTTACATTAATGCCTAGTTCTAGTGCAGTAGATTGTACTAGTGGTTTAAACATTTTACAAGGTGTACATGTCTGTGTTGAAAAATAAAGTACGCTTCTCATTTTATATTAAAAGTTTGATGTTGAAAGATTTTTCATATAATCTAAAGTATTCTGATTTGTTATAGTATGAATATGCTTTATAGCCTCTTGATCTATAGGAATACATATATTATTAGTAACTAAGTGTTCTATTAAACTATCCTGAGTAATCATATTAGTAGGATCTAGTTCATACACTTTTCCAGAATATGGATTATTTAATTTATTAAGAGGTACTGCAATAAAATAAGTTCTATAACTATTTCTAATCTTATTTAATTGATTTCTTTTAATCATAAAAGATTTATCTTTAATCATAGGTACTAGAGTTTTTACTTCTACATTTTTTCCATCTATAGTCATATCCTTTTCATGATCAAATGGATTTTCAGATAGTATTGTAATTATACCTCTTGAGTTAAAGTAGTTTGCTATGATCTTTTCTCCTAATGTACCTAATTCCTTATTCTTGTATTCTACTGATTTTGCATACATTCTTATTGAAAATTTAATTTATGTTTATAGTATGATTTATGCTTTTCTACTCCTGGTATATTCCAACCATTTTCAAAATCACTCATAGTATGATGCGGCTTTACATAATAATCCCAAATTGGATTTTTAATATATTTCAACCATACACATAAAAGATCTTCTAAGTCCATGGGCTTCATATTATATCTCTCTGCTAATTTTATAAAATCCCCATATTTAAATCCTGGCTTTAGTATTTTCATTGAAGCTGTAGCAGTAGGACCTAATTTACAGTGTGTCCACTCATTTATTTCAAATAGACCATTTAGTTTAGTGTCAAGATTTACATAATTTGCAAGATCTCCTGCCATTAAAAGATAGTGGAAATTAAATGCATGGAGTTTATTATCTCTATTATACTCATTCATTATATCTACTATACCATCAAGACTAGTACCTGGTTTTATTTTATCAATAATATGATCTGCCCAAGGTCTAAAATGATTTATTACTAGATCTTTTAGTGGATAACGTGGAGGTTGGTTTACACAGCAGCTTACAAAATTTCCAGTATCTGCTTTCATAAAAGGATAAAAATCTTCATAAGAATTAAATCTTTGGAAATTCAATAATATAGTATTATTATATCCATGATTATATTGATTTGAAGTACCTGATCCAAATATTCTATGTGAGTAGATCAAGAAGAGATAATCATAAATTCCCCAATTAGGATTTGCTACTGGTTTATATAGATCCCAAGTGAGTGAATTTTCTTGCATAAAATAATCTTCAAGCAAGAATATAAAGCCCTCATATCTTCTATCAATATTATGAAATAAATTTACATTATCTATATATTTATCTCCAGTATTAAATTCTCTTTTCTTAGTATCTATAAAAACTTTTTCTGTCTTTCGATTAATATCTATATAATAGTCAAGACATTCTAGAGCTATTGGATTAAATCCCTGTTCATTTAATATCACACTCTTCTTTGTAATTTTTTCTGTATCTTCAAGTTTATATACACTCTGAGATCCTTTTGGTGGATCAGATATACTTCCAGCTAAATCTATCTCGGATAATTCAGGGTATTTTTCAAGTATTTCAGACGTCGTCATGTTTGGTCCTGAGATATTCATTTCCATATTAGGAGCTTTGAGTAAACTCGCCCATGATATAGCATCTTCTTTTTTTGGTTCTTCATTATAATTTTCTAAATCATCTATAGAATCATTTAAAGTTTTATAAAACCATTCAGGTAAATCAGATAGATGATTATTCTTAAGTGAAGTTTCTTGTAACCAGCTTTTTAATCCTCTGAGATTTATAGCAATATTTTTAAGTTTATTACTCATTATTTAATTTTTTACAGTTATCAAAGTGCCATCTTCTCATTGGACTTGGAGCACCATAAACATTACAAAATGGACATTTTATAATATTTTTTTTTACTCCTTTATGAGCTTTTGACATTTTACTTATTGTATCTTTACTATGTTTATGACCTGGTCGACCCTTTTTCTTATTTATTTCATTAGAATATACTTTACCAGTTTTTAATTCTGATACTTTTTTTCTATGAAGATATGAAAATCCTCTTTTCCATCCCAACTTTTCATATGATTCTAATTCAAATAATAAAATTCTTTTTTCTTTATCATCTTTAAAAATACATATTTTATTATTTGTAGTATCTCCACCATCTCCCCCAGATGTTATATTTGCTAAACATCCAGATCCTTCGCATATTCTTCCAAAAAATTTAATTAAATATTTCTCTTTTTCGCAAGCTTCTTCCCAAGAAATATCTCTTTCTACAATTTCAACTTTATATTTAGTTGAAGAAACAATATTTTTCCACAATTGATTTCTTCTTGTTTTATTATATGCTCTCTTAAAAGTATTATCATCTTTACCAATACCTATATAAAATACAGTATTATTATCTAATCTTACATGTCTATATAAATAAGCCATATCATTTATTTATAAATATGTAGATTTGTTAGAAAGGTGTATATAAAATTTATAAATTATTTTTTAAACATATTATAATGTCTTGGATATATATGTAAATTTGTTATAAAAAAATGCATAGATCCAATTTCTAATCCCAATTCTGTATTGACTTTATTCATAAGCTTTGCAAAAGTATATTGATCATTGCAGAATCCCAGCCATAAATCAATACTTCTTGCGAATACTGTAAGATTAAGTCGACCATCAACTATTGTGAAGTTTAATACAACATTACATGGAGTGTCTGAGGCATATCTGTCTAGCTCATTTATATCGTAATGAACTACTATCGCTCTTCTTGTATTCGGGTTGCTCTTGAGCTCCTGGATAGCACGGTCTAACTGTCCATTTTTATTCCAAAAAAATCCATAATTACTATTCACTTCTGTAGTGCCTGGAATCATCATGTTCTTCCATATCTTAGCACGTTCAGAAATTTCAGATGCGTCTCTATTTCCTGTTAAATACCAATGCCACTCATATTCTGCATAGTCTACATTAAACTTGCGTTCTGGTTCTGTGATAATCATCTGTATTGGATTATCTAAAGTAAAAGAGGCATTAAATTTTGCTTTAGTACTAGCAAAATCTACCCCCGTAGACATTATATCTAAGTAAAGACTTTTAAATGCTTCATTTGCGTTTTTAAATCTCATATTTGGAAATTTCTATAAATTGTTTTAAAAAATCTATACCATCAGTTTTTCTATACTGCTCTAGATATAGTACTCTTTTTATTCCAGATTGTAATATTAATTTTGCGCATTCAATACAAGGACTAAGAGTCAAATATAAAATGGCATTATTTATTGAATATCCTGATTTTGCAGCTTTAAGAATAGCATTCATTTCAGCATGTACAACATACGGGAGTGTAATATTGTCTCTTTCACAGCAATTATCCATTCCAGAAGGAGTACCATTATACCCAAATGCTATAATATTTCCATCTTTTATTAAAAGTGCACCTACTTTATTTCTCTCACAATGAGAAAGGGCGGCTATCTCTTTTGCAATATTAAGATAAACTTTATCTAATTTTGACACAACCTTTATTTTATTTTTTTAGTTAATTCCAGTACTTCCAAATCCACTTTCACCTCTTTGAGTCTCTATAGAATCTAATTGATCTACTACTTCAACTTCTTCATAATTTACTGGTACGAGTATAAACTGAATAATTTTTTTACCTGCTTCAAGTATATCATTTGCTTTACCTGCATTGAATATGTGAATATGAATTTCTCCAGTATAATCCTCATCTACTATTTCAGCTCCTTTAATGAGCTTATTTTTTGTAGCTATTCCACTTTTATTTGCTGCCATTAACATATATCCAGTAGGAATATTTGCTTTAATACCTGATGGAATTAGAATATCTTCTCCTGGTCTAAGTATTGTACATTCAAAATCATTTGGAATATAAAAGTCTATACCTGCACTTTTATTAGTACCTCTGGTTGGAGTTTTTACTGGTCTTGTTTTAATTATCTTCATATCTTATTTTGTTTTATTATAATCTTCTTTATAATGATCTACCATTGCTGCCATATAAGATATAGCATCTAGTATATTATCATACTTTTTACTATAAGATTCTCTAGACATTTTTAATGCTACCATACAAAGATACATGTCTTTTGCTGTAATTTCTTTATTGCACATAGTAGAAGCTAATAGAGCAGCTTTTTCCATACTCTCTTTCATAGGACCATATTGTCTAGATCCCTCTTCACCTCTTTTAAAAACTATATTATTTGCTTGTTCTAATATATTACTCATAATAGAATTTAATCATATTATTATTATTAAGACAATATATCCTGTAAGTATGGATAATATTTAGGTTTGAGATGTACACTTTGCCTAGATTCTAAAATATCTAACATCGCAGTACCATCATCATCAATCCAGCTATCTGGCCATGATATAAATTTAAGTCCAGAATTAGCAATAATATCATTTGCTATTTGTCTTAATTCCATTCTTTGCTGTCTAGATCCAAAAAATGGTTGCTTTTTATATAATCCAGTTCCTGGTATTTTACGAGATTCATGTTCTATTGGAAGTAATTGAACTAGTATAGGATTATTTAATTCTTTTGCAAAATTTACATATTTTGTAAATAATTCTTTTGTGGCAGTAATTGGATCTACTTGACGAGCTAGATGGAATCTGGTATCAATATTTCCAAAGTAAAGTACTACATTACCTGATCTAGTTGCATTTATAGCTTGTGCATTTGCATGTTTAAGCCAACCATATAGCGTTTTACCTGGATTAAAACTAAGAGCGTACCCTGGTCTCCAGACTGAGAGAGAATGTGAATCTCCTATTACAATATTAGGATTTGGTTTAGAAAAATAATCTACAGCACTGCTTATA